TCGCTTTGCTCCTATGACTGCTCCGGTTATGCATAGAATGGATGTTACAATGCATTATTTCTTTGTACCTAATCGTATATTATGGGATAATTGGGAAAAGTTTATTACTAATAATGGTCCTAATGGGACTGGTCCTGATTTAGTTGCTCCTTATATTACTATTTCAGATACATTAGCTTATCTTTTCCCTGATGCAATTAAGTTTCTTGATTATATGGGTATTCCTCCTATAGATGGAATTACTCATGGTACTGGAACTACAACTAATATTTCAGCTTTGCCTTTGGCTGCGTATCAATGTATTTATAATGAGTATTATCGCGACCAAAATTTAATTGCTCCTATCGATTATAAATTAACTGATGGATTTAATGCTAATACTTCAGCTGATATTTCTAGGTTAATGACTTTGCGCAATCGTGCTTGGGAGCATGATTATTTTACTGCCTCTTTACCTTTTGCTCAAAAAGGTGCTGCTGTAGATATTCCTTTAGGTTCTGTTAATGGAGATGCTCCTGTATTTGGTAATGTTACTTCTGGTGGTTCAACTATTTCATTTACTTCTACTCCTGGTGTTACTTTACTTAATGACGAACGTCCTGATATTGATAGTCAGTTATGGGCTCGTGCAGATGGTTTAGAAGTTGAACCTACTACTATTAATGATTTACGTCGTGCTTATCGTTTACAAGAATGGTTAGAAAAAAATGCTCGTGGTGGTACACGTTACATTGAAAGTATTTTATCACACTTTGGTGTAAAATCTTCTGATGCTAGATTACAACGTCCTGAGTATATTACTGGTGTTAAAACTCCTGTAGTTATTAGTGAAGTATTAAATACTTCCGGGACTGAAGGTGAATTACCTCAAGGAAATATGGCCGGTCATGGAATTGCTGTTAGTTCTGGTCGTTCTGGGTCTTATTATGCAGAAGAACATGGATATATTATCGGTATTATGTCTGTTATGCCTAAAACTGCTTATCAGCAAGGTATTCCACGTACTTATTTAAAATCTGACCCTTTAGATTATTACTGGCCTTCATTTGCTAATATTGGTGAGCAAGAAGTTAAAATGGAAGAATTATATGCTTATACAGAAAATAGAGAAGATACTTTCGGTTATGTTCCTCGTTACGCTGAGTATAAATATATGCCTTCTCGTGTGGCTGGTGATTTCCGTAATAGTCTTGACTATTGGCATTTAGGTAGAATTTTTGCTACCGAACCAACCCTTTCACAAGAATTTGTTGAATGTACTCCTGAAGATACAGAACGTATATTTGCAGTTACTGACCCAGATGCTCAAAAATTATATTGTCATGTACTAAACAAAATTAAGGCAGTGCGTCCAATGCCTAAGTACGGTACACCTACTATTTAATGAGTTCTCGATGTATAACTCCGTTTCAAGTTAGAGATAAAATTACAAATCAATGGATGGCGCTACCTTGTGGTAAATGTCCTAATTGTATGAAACGGAGAACATCGGGATGGTCTTTTAGGTTGATGAAAGAGGGCGAGCGCTCTGAAACTGCTTTATTTGTTACACTTACTTATGATACTAAATACGTACCTCTAACTAAGAATGGGTTTATGACTCTCAATAAAAGGGACATCCAAACTTATATGAAACGTTTGCGGAAGTTATCCGAAACAAAATTAAAGTATTATGTATGTGGCGAGTATGGTAGTAAACGAGACCGTCCTCATTATCATATGATTATATTTAATGCTGATGCTGAGAAAGTCGAACGAGCCTGGAGCGAGTATAAAGCTGGTTGTGGGTATGTGCCTTTTGGTTCTATATATATTGGTGAAGTTAATGAGGCTTCTATAGGTTATACTTTAAAGTATATGCAGAAGCCTGGTAAAATTCCTAAACATCAAAATGATGATAGACAAAAAGAATTTTCTTTAATGTCTAAAGGTTTAGGACAAAATTATATTACTGATAATATGGTTAAATGGCATAAAAATGATTTAGTTAATCGTATGTATGTTCCCATTAAGGATGGTAAAAAAATTGCTATGCCTCGTTATTATAAGGATAAAATGTATAGTGAAACGCAAAAATTATTAATTAATAATCATTTAAAAATTGTTATGTCTGAAGAAGCTGAAAAGCAAGAACTTAAACTTATTAATGAGTTTGGTGAAATGTGGTCTAAAAAACTATTTGAACGTCACGAACAACAATTTAAAAAGATGTATAAAAATTCTCAACAAGGAAGAGATAAATTAGAAAAATTATGAAAGTTAAACATTCTTTAAATGCTAAAGATTTTCCTGTTAAAGGAAAAATTTGTAATACTCCAAGTTTGACTGTACCAGATCAAACTATGTCTATTCGTACTATATTAGAACGTTATTCTAGAGGTTTACCTATTGGTGGACGTAATGATGAATATTATGATGAGGAAGATGATTTGCCTGATCCACGTACACTGGATTTGGCTGAGCGTCAAGAGTTAGCTCAACAATATAAAAATGAGATTGAACAAGTTAAATCTCGTAAAAAAGTTATCAACAATGTGGATAACTCTGTGGAAAACTCGGAACGAGTTGAAAAAACCGACGAAACGGAATCGTAAGGGCTTTGCCCTGGATTCTGTTCGTCAAAAGCCCCGATGAGGGGCGATATGCACTAATTATCCTTGATATATTAGTGCTAATTGACACTAATTTAAAAAAAAGTGTTATATTTGAGTAAAGAACGGAACGTAGTGTAGTTAAAAACGAAATAAAAACACTACTTTTAAATGTCAATTAAAAAACAAAAAAAATATGGGTCCATTGGTATTACCCCTTATTGCTGCTGGTGCTAGCGTAGCTAGTTCAGCTATCAATGCCGGTTCTCAATCGGCTACTAATCAATCTCAGTTATCTTATTCTAAAGAGATGTATGAAAAGCAAAGAGCTGATGCTCTTGCTGATTGGAATATGCAGAATGCTTATAATAGTCCTAAAGAACAAATGATCCGCTTTAAAGAAGCTGGTCTTAATCCTAATCTTATTTATGGTCAGATGTCTAATAGTCCTGTCGTTCGTAGTTCTAGTCCTCAGTCGTATAATCCGACTGCTCCTCAAATTGATCTTGGCTCTGCCGCTGGTACTGCTATTGGTCAGTATTATGATACCCAGCTTAAAACTGCTCAAATCGATTTGGTAAAAGCTCAAGCTGATGCTACAATGAAAGAAGCTTTAATTAAAGCTGTAACTAATGAAAAGTTACAAAAAGAATTACCCTATGTAAGTCAAAATTTAGAAGCTCAGCTTTCTAGTCAGTTATTACGTAATCAAGCTCAAGATCAACAAAATAGACAGTTGTTTCCTGAACAACTTAAACAAGCTAAAGCTAATATTCTACAAACTTTAGCATCTACATCTTTATCTAATGAGCAAAAAATTAAAGTTTCGCAAGAAATACAAAATTTAGTTCGCACTGGTGATTTACAGGAATTTGAAAAAAAATTAAAACAATTTGAAGTAAATAATCAACAATCTATTATGATTGTTAATATGGTTCAAAAATTATTAGGACTTGTTCCTGGTATAGGTGGTTTACTAAAAAAATAATATTATGGAAAAATTTATAGAGTTTATTCAAGAGTCTATTAAAATTATAGAGAATATGGAATTAAAAGATGATCAAAAATCCCTAGTTGCATCTAGGATGGATAGTATTTGTGGATTACTTCAAATAACAATGTTTCACTTAAAACAAAAAGAAAATGAGAAATCGTAGAGGTTACAAAGGACGTAAGTCCTACGGCCGTAAAGGTTACGGCAAGAGAAAAGTTTCACGTACTTATTACATGTCACGCGGTGGAATCCGTTTATAATTATGGCTAAAAACATTTTTAATTCAATTCAATTAAAGAAACCTAAAAAGAATTTCTTTGATTTAACTCATGATGTTAAGTTATCATGTAATATGGGAGAGTTAGTTCCAGTATTAGCTCTTGAGGCGGTACCTGGTGACAAATTTGATTTAGGATGTGAATCAATTATTAGATTTGCTCCTATGACAGCTCCAGTTATGCATCGTATGGATGTATCAATTCATTATTTCTTTGTTCCTAATCGTATTTTATGGGATAATTGGGAAAATTGGATAACTAATAATGGTCCTACTGGTACTGGTACCGATAATGTTTGGCCATTTATTAATTTATGGAATGCTTGGGATACTAATGCTCCTGATGGTAAAAAGTTACTCGATTATTTAGGTTTACCTACTGATTTTAGTAGTTCTATTACTCCTGTATCTGTATTGCCTATGGCAGCTTATCAGTGTATTTATAATGAGTATTATCGTGATCAAAATCTTATTGATCCTGTTGATTATAAAGTAGAAGATGGAAATAATTTGTTGTCTTGGGGTCGTGCGTTAGAACTTACTACTTTAAGAAATCGTGCTTGGGAACATGATTATTTTACAGCTGCTCTTCCTTTTGCTCAAAAAGGTGCTGCTGTTGATATTCCATTAGGTCAAATTTCTGAAAATGCTCCTATTTATCGTGATTCTAGTTCAGTTACTCCTACAGTCTTATCGGGTTCTCCGTATTCCGTTACAGTTGCTGGGTCTAATTCTCCTACTACTTCAACTGATTTATTCGCAGCTACTGGTGGCATGGATATTGAACCTACTACTATTAATGATTTACGTCGCGCTTATAGATTACAAGAATGGTTAGAAAAAAATGCTCGTGGAGGTACTCGTTATGTTGAAAGTATTTTATCTCACTTTGGAGTAAAATCTTCTGATGCTCGTTTACAACGTCCTGAATATATTACAGGTGTTAAGTCACCAGTAGTTATATCTGAAGTATTAAATACATCAGGTACTTTTACTTCAGCTGATCCTTCTGATCCTACTTCTCCACCTCAAGGTAATATGGCTGGACATGGTATTTCTGTGTCTAGTGGTCAAACTGGTACTTACTATTGTGAGGAACACGGTTATATTATGGGAATTATGTCTATTATGCCTAAAACTGCTTATCAGCAAGGTATTCCTCGTACATTCTTAAAAAGTGATCCTTTGGATTATTTCTGGCCTTCATTTGCTAATATTGGTGAACAAGAAGTTCAAGTACAGGAATTATATGCTTATACTAATAATGCAACTGATACATTTGGTTATGTTCCTCGTTATGCTGAGTATAAATATATGCCTTCTCGTGTAGCTGGTGATTTTAAAACTTCATTATCATATTGGCATTTAGGTCGTATTTTTGATTCAGAGCCTACCTTATCTAAAGATTTTATTGAATGTGATAATTCTGAAACTTCAAGGATATTTGCTGTTACTGATCCTGATTCTCAAAAATTATATTGTCATGTACTTAATAAGATAAAGGCTGTGCGTCCAATGCCTAAATATGGTACACCTACTATTTAATGAGTTCTCGATGTATTACTCCGTTTCAAGTTAGAGATAAAATTACTACTCAATGGATGGCGCTACCTTGTGGTAAATGTCCTAATTGTATGAAACGGAGAACATCGGGATGGTCTTTTAGGTTGATTAAAGAGGGTGAGCGCTCTGAAACTGCTTTATTTGTAACTTTAACATATGATACAAAATACGTACCTCTTACAAAGAATGGATTTATGACTCTTAATAAGAGGGACATCCAAACTTTTATGAAACGTTTACGGAAATTATCCGATAAAAAATTGAAGTATTATGTGTGTGGCGAGTATGGAAGTAAACGAGACCGCCCTCATTATCATATGATTATATTTAATGCTGATGTTGAAAAAGTTGAAAAAGCTTGGTCCGAGTATCGTGCTGGGTGTGGTTATGTACCTTTTGGTACTATTTATATTGGCGAAGTCAATGAAGCTACTATAGGTTACACCTTAAAGTATATGCAAAAACTTGGAAAAATTCCTAAGCATAAAAATGACGATAGACAAAAAGAATTCAGTTTAATGTCTAAAGGTTTAGGACAAAACTATGTTACTAATGCCATGATTAAATGGCATAAGAACGATATGGTTAATCGTATGTATGTACCAATTAAGGATGGTAAAAAAATTGCTATGCCTCGATATTATAAGGACAAGATATATTCAGAAACTCAAAAGCTTTTGATTAATAATCATTTAAAGATTATGATGGCCGATGAAGCTCTTAAGGCTGAATTAGAGTTGATTCAAGAATTTGGCGATTTAGCAGAAAAGATATTAGTTGAACGCCATATTAATTCTTTTTCTAAAATGTATAAAAATACCCAACAAGGTAGAGATAAATTAGATAAAATATGAAAGTTAAAAACTCAATAAATGCTAATTCTTTTGAAAAGAATTACAAAAAATTTACACAACCGTCTTTAACGGTTCCTGATCAAAGTATGTCTATTAAGACAATATTAGAAAGATATGCAAGGGGGCTCCCAGTGGGCGGTCGCCTTGATGAATATTATGATGAAGAAGACGATTTACCTAATCCATTAACTTTGGATTTAGCTGAGCGTCAAGAATTGGAAGAATTGTATAAATTTGAACTAAACGAGATTAATAATAAATCTCGTAAAAAAGTTATCAACAATGTGGATAACTCTGTGGAAAACTCTGAAGGAGTTGAAAAAACCGACGAAACGGAATCGTAAGGGCTTTGCCCTGGATTTCGTTCGTCAAAAGCCCCGATGAGGGGCGATAAGCACTAATGTATCTCGATATATTAGTGCTAATTGACACTAATTTAAAAAAAAGTGTTATATTCGAGTACAGAACAGAACGTAGTGGCGTGAAAAACGAAAAAAAAACACTACTTTTAAATGTCAATTAAAAACAAAAAAAAAATATGGGTCCACTAGTCTTACCCCTTATTGCTGCCGGTGCTAGCTTAGCTGGCTCGGCTATTAATGCGGGATCTCAATCACGCACAAATCAAAGTCAATTATCTTATTCAAGAGAAATGTATGATAAACAACGGGCAGATGCTTTAGCAGATTGGAACCGTCAAAATCAATATAGTTCTCCAAAAGAACAAATGATGCGATTTAAAGAAGCCGGATTAAATCCTAATCTTATTTATGGTCAAATGTCACAAGCTCCAGTTGTTAGAACTTCTTCTGTTGAAGGTTATTCACCAAGAGCTCCGCAAGTAGATCTAGGAAATGCTGCTGCTATGGGATTACAAGGATTATCAACTTATCAAGATACTCAATTAAAAAATGTTCAAACTGATTTAGTCAAAGAACAAATTAAAAATGCATCTACAGATAATATGTTAAAACAACTTGATTGGGCTGAAAAAAATATAAGATTGCCATATGCGCAATCTATGGCCCAATCTAATGCAGAAGCATTAAAATTACAGAATGACCAACGTCTTCAAGATTTACAATTTAATACACAGATGAATCCTATTAAATTAGAAGAAGGTCAATATAGAATTAATAATGCTATTAAAGACCTTGATGTTAAAATTCAAAATATGAATTTGTCAAAAGCACAAGAATTACAAGCTTATCAAACTATAGCTAGTTTAAAAAAACAAGGAGTATTACAAGAATTGGATATTAATCTTAAAAAGCAAGGTGTACAACCTGGTGATAATGTACTATTAAGAATTTTAACACAAGGTATAACTCAAGGTAAAGGTGTTGATTGGTTTAAAGAAAAAGCTAATAATTTAGCTAAATGGTTAAGAGAAAATTTATACGAATAATGGAAAAATTTATAGAGTTTATTCAAGAGTCTATTAAAACCATAGAGAATATGGAATTACAAGACCAACAAAGATCCCTGGTAGCTTCCAGGTTAGATAGTATTTGTGGATTACTTCAAATAACAATGTTTCATCTTAAACAAAACGAAAATGAGAAATCGTAGAGGTTACAAAGGACGTAAGTCCTACGGCCGTAAAGGTTACGGCAAGAGAAAAGTTTCACGTACATATTACATGTCCCGCGGTGGTATCCGTTTATAATTATGGCAAAAAATATATTTAATTCAATTCAATTAAAGAAACCAAAAAAGAATTTCTTTGATTTGACGCATGATGTTAAATTGTCTACTAATATGGGACAATTAACACCTATTCTTACTTTAGAAGTCGTACCCGGAGATAGTATTAACATTGGATGTGAGAGTATTATTCGTTTTGCACCTATGACTGCTCCTGTTATGCATCGTATGGATGTTACTATGCATTATTTCTTTGTTCCTAATCGTATATTATGGGATAATTGGGAGAAATTTATTACTAACAATGGACCGGCCGGTACAGGACCTGATATTGTTGCACCTTATATTAATATTGAAAACACTTGGGCATCTGATTTACCAAATGAATTAAAGTTTTTAGATTATTTAGGTATTCCTCCTATTCAATTAGGTCAAACAAATACTCAGGTATCTGCTTTGCCAATGGCAGCATATCAATGTATTTATAATGAATATTATAGAGATCAAAATTTAGTTAATCCTGTTAATTATAAACTTGTTGATGGGAATAATAATTCTAATTTTGATGATTTATTAATTCTTCGTAATCGTGCATGGGAACATGATTATTTTACTTCTTCATTACCTTTTGCTCAAAAAGGCGCTGCTGTAGATATTCCATTAGGAAGTATTAATGCTGATGCTCCAGTTTATGCTAATAAAGCTGGTGGCGCTCCTGCATCAACATTAACTGGTTCTCCTTTTAATGTTTATGTGGTTAATGAAGATAGACCTGATTTACCTACAGAATTGTTTGCTCAAACAGATGGATTATCTGTAGAACCTACAACTATTAATGATCTTCGTAGAGCATATAGATTACAAGAATGGTTAGAAAAAAATGCTCGTGGAGGTACTCGTTATATTGAAAGTATTTTATCTCATTTTGGTGTAAAATCTTCTGATGCTCGTTTACAACGACCTGAATATATTACTGGTGTTAAAACTCCTGTTGTTATTAGTGAAGTATTAAATACTTCAGGAGTAGAAGGCGAATTACCTCAAGGTAATATGTCCGGTCATGGTATAGCTGTAAGTTCAGGCAAAAGTGGTTCTTATTATGCTGAAGAACATGGATATATTATTGGCATTATGTCTGTAATGCCTAAAACTGCTTATCAACAAGGTATACCAAGAACTTTTTTGAAAAGTGATCCTTTAGATTATTTTTGGCCATCTTTTGCAAATATTGGAGAACAAGAAGTACAATTGCAAGAGCTATATGCATTTACTGCTAACAAACAAGACACATTTGGATATGTGCCACGTTATGCTGAGTATAAATATATGCCTTCTAGAGTTGCCGGTGATTTTCGTAATTCTTTAGATTACTGGCATTTGGGTAGAATTTTTGCCGATGAGCCTACTCTAAGTCAAGAGTTTATTGAATGTACTCCAGAAGAGACTGAACGTATATTTGCAGTAACAGACCCATCTGCTCAAAAATTATATTGTCACGTATTAAATAAAATTAAGGCAGTGCGACCAATGCCTAAATACGGTACACCTACTATTTAATGAGTTCTCGATGTATTACTCCGTTTCAAGTTAGAGATAAAATTACTACTCAATGGATGGCGCTACCTTGTGGTAAATGTCCTAATTGTATGAAACGGAGAAC